CGTTGCTGATGAAGATGGGGCCACCGCCGGTGCCCACGGAGAGAGCCATCGTGAACAGCTCCGGAAGAGCGTCCGGCGAGCAGAGCCACACCGCCTTCGACAGGCTGGACGGCAGCATCCGCGCGTACATCTTGACGATGTTCTCGTAGACGATGGTGTCCGCCGGCTGCCCGGCCTCGGCCGCGACCGCGATCGCCGCCGAGTTCGCGGAGCCCATGAAGCCGAGCGGCTCGCCGGCGCCGGTACCGGACATGAACGCCGCGTCCTCGCTGAACGCCAGGGCCTGCGGCCACAGCGACTCGATCAGCGCGGAGAAGGAGACGATGCTGTCCTGCAGCAGCTCGTTCGGCACCGCGCTGAGGCCGGTGAGCTTCTTGGCGTCGAGCTCGGCCCGGCCGAACTTCGGCGAGCTGTCGCTGAGGGCTGCACCCTCCTCGCCCCAGTAGGCGACCATGCCGCCGAAGACGGAGCCCGAGTTGGTGGTCGAGTCGATCATCGGGAACGGGACGCGAGCCGAGTCCATCGGCACGACGGTGGCAAGCGGTCGGACGACCGCCATCTCCAGGGCGATCTGCAGCAGCTGGGACCGCAGGGTCTCCGGCACGAGGAACCCGCCGTCGGACGGGCTGACGCTGCTGGCCGCGTTGCGCAGGGCGCCGAGCTTCTCCGCCACGGACGCCTCGGGCGTCTTGTGCCAGATGGTCCGCACGTAGTCGATGTTGTCCTCGAAGTGCTGGTCGAGGACCGCGCCGGCCGCGCGCGCGTTGTGGGCGGTGCCCTGGCGGTGGCTGGTCAGCATGTTGCCGCCGCCGCGCTTGGCCTGCGGGTCGAGGTTGGGGCGCTTGATGCCGTCCGGCTTCTGGCCGTTCTCGCGCAACATGTTGGCGAGCTGACGCTGGGTCTCCTCGGCGATCTGCCGGTTCATTTCGGTGCCGTCGCCCTGCTGGAGCTGGGCGTACTGGCCGATGAACGAGCCGAGGGTGGCGCTGTCTTCGAGGATGGGCTTGAGGCGGGCCGGGTCGGCGAGCATCTCGGCGAGCTCGTCCGCATTGCGCGGGATGATGGCGGTGGTCACGTGAGTGCCTCCCTGAGGCGGGCGAGCACGTCCTCGGTGGACGGCACGGTCGGATTGGTGAGGTGTGCGGTGATGCTGGCCCAGTCGCCGGCCTCTGCGGCCGGGGCTGGGGTGTCTTGGGGGGTGGGCTCGGTGGCGACGGGTTCCGACTGGACCTCGGCGTCAGCCCCCGTCTCGGGGGCTGTGGCTGACGGTGCATCGGGAGTGGGCACGGTCTGCGGCACGACCGTCGGCGCGGCCGGCGCGGTGGTGTTGGTCGGCGGCGCGGGGGCGGCGGCCCGGTTGGGGTAGGTGAAGATGCTCAAGTCCCACTGCGCCGTAGACGAATTGCTTGCCGACTGAATCGGAGTCGTAGTCGCATCGTCATTCGTGTCGCCCGCACCTGCCGGGGCGCCACTCACCTCATCGGCCAGCCCAGCCGCGACAGCCTCAGCCGCACTGAACCAGGTCTCCGCCTGCATGAGGGTCCGCCACTCCTCGACGGTCCCACCTGCCCGGTCGGCGTACACCGACGCAATCTTGTTGGATTGACGGTCCAGCAGCTCGGCCATCTCCACCATGTCGGCGGCATCGCCGATGCACAGCCCACTCCCGTCGTGGATCATCATCTCGCCGTACGGTGCGATGACGATCCGGTCACCCGCCATCGCAATCACGCTGGCGATCGACGCAGCGAGCGAGTCGATGTACGTGGTCACCTGCGCCGGGTGGGACCGGAGGGCCTCGAAGATGGCCATGCCATCGAAGATCTCTCCGCCCGGGCTGGAGATGTGGAGGTCGATGGAGGCGACGTTCAGCTGCGACAGCTCGGCGACGAACTCGCCAGCGGTCACGCCCCAGTAGCCGATCTCGTCGTAGATGTAGATCGTGGCCGAGCTGGCCCCGATGCTGTTGCTGATCCTGTACCAGTCGGTGCGACCCTGGCGCAGTTGCGCCACCGGCCGCGCCGTCCTCAGCCTGCCGGCCATCAGGCCACCTCGCTCTCTCGGATCAGTGTGTCGACCGGCACGGACCGTCACCCCTTGCCAAGGGCGAGCGGGCCGCTGGCAGTTGGGGCGGCAGGTGTGGCCATGCGCATCGCCGGCAGGCCGACAGCCGACAGCACCTCAGCGGAGTCCAGGCCGGCCCGGATGAGCTTCTCTGCTGCCGTGGCCTTCGAGGTCAGCTCGGCGGCTGCGGCCTCGCGGTCGGCGGGGACCGGGCTGATGTAGTCCCACTCCAGGTCCTTCGCCGTGGCGCCGAACATGGGCAGCAGGTCGAAGTTCAGCGCGCCCTTGATGCGCTCCAGACGGGGCACCGTGAGCATCTCTGCGAACCACGCCTTGCTGGCCTCGGCGGTGGCGCGGTTGACGTCAGCTACCTCACCGACGGCGAACGCCGGAATGCCGAACGCCTCCCTGATGACGTCGCGGCCGACCTTGCGCAGCTCCACGAACTGCATGTCGGCCTGGCTGAAGCGCCGGTCCACCCACTCGCCCTGCTCCAGGATGGCGACACGGTGCGCGTTGGCGACGCCCTTGTGCTGCTCGTTCCAGCGCATGCGCATCTCGTCGAACTCGGGGTCAGAGAGGCGCTTGTCGACCTTGATGATGCCGCCGGGCGAGGCCCCGTTCAGGAAGAAGTTCCGGTTCCACTCGGCGGAGTACCGGGAGCTGTCGAGGTCGGCGAGGATCGACTGTACCGGGCCCATGCCGCGGTACGTGTCCAGCGGGTTCGGCATCCGCAGCTGGATGACCTGGTCCAGGTTGAGCGCGATCTCCTGGCCGTCCGGGCTGCGGTACATGTAGCCGCGGAGGTAGGTCTCCGGGTCGGGGACGGGGGTCATGCGGTCGGGCCGGACCGGCCACAACTCCAGTGGTATCGGGGAGCGTTCGTCGCGGGCGACGATCCACCAGCCCTCGCCCGTCAGGTCGATGTGCTGCTGCTCGACCTCGACGAACTCCTGCCGGGGCATGAAGGGGTTGGGCTTGTTCCACAGGTCGAGGCAGGCGTGTGAGGTGACCTCGACTCGGTCCTCGTCCTTGCCGGACTTGGCCTTCCGCCAGAGCTTCCACTCGACCTGCGCGGTGGCGTTGCTGGTGCGGTTGACGATGGCGAACAGCGTGCCGACGGATCCCATCGCGGCCATCTGCGCGACCTGCCCCGACGGCCGGCCCCAGGCACGCTGAGAGCTGGCCCGGCTAGTGAACGGCACCGGAATCTGAGCCTGACCAAGCAGGGTGCGCAGGGGGGACCTCACCGGCGCCGCTCCTCATCACCCGTCAGGAACTCGACGACGAGGGCGGACAGACCGGTGGCGGCCAGGCCAGCGGCCAGGCCGAACGCCACCCACGCGGAGGCGGTGAGGGAGCCGAACCCGCCGAGGGTCAGCAACTCGGTGCGGGCGCCGCGCAGTCGGGCGCCGAGGCCAGTCACATCCACCGCACTCGGGGCCGGGCGCCGAGGTCGAGCTCAGCCACGACGTACCGCATGGCGTCCATGCCGTGGTCGTCCAGCTTCACTGGTGCCTCCTTCGCGGGCTTGCCGGGTGCAGCGTCCCAGACGTACCCGACGATCTCCTCGACGGTGGAGCAGGGCTTCTTGGCTTCGGCGAGGGCGGGGTCGCGCTCGACGACGGCGTCTTGGCAGAGGTAGAGGCGGGGCTTGCCGTCGCCTGCTGGGCGGAGTCGGGCTTGGCCGGCTTGGAGGCCGTCCTTGACGGTCTTGTGGGCGGCGCTGGTGGACATGCCCAGGTGGCGTTCGAGGGTGGCGCGGTCTTCGGCGTCGTGGTCGCAGATGATGCCGCGCGGGCGGGGCTCGATCCACTGGCCCTTGGGGGCAACGATGTTGAGGATGTCCCGGGCATGGTCCTCGACGAGGCGCTTGGTGCGGTAGATCTCCCGGTAGAGGTACAGGCGGCCGTCGGGGTCAACTGCCCAGCACTGCAGCACGAACGGATTGGTATAGCCGAAATCGACGACCCACCAGCGGTCCCACTCTGGCTTGATAACGGACTGCGGGACGACGTGCACGGTCGGGTCGAAGCCCTCGTAGATGAGGCCTTCGGCGGCGGCCCACAGTCCGTCCTTGAGGCGGAGGCGGCGGACACCGGTGAGGGCGTCGAGCTTGGCCATGTAGTCGGCGCCCTTGGCGGTGTAGGTGCCGTCGGCGTTGACGTAGGCCGGGTTGTCGCGGTGCACGCTGGTGAGCATGCGCAGCTTGCCCTCGTCGGCGCGCTGCTTGAGCCAGTGGGTCGGGTGTGCCGGGTTGGCGGCGGCTACCTGCTGCTGCCAGGACAGGCCGCCGTTACGGAGGCGGGTGCTGATCGCTTCCCAGTCGTCGAGCGTGAGTTCGGTGGCTTCGTCGGCGAAGACGAGGTCGTACTCCGACGACATGATCTTCTCGGACTTGTCCATGCCGCCGACGATGATGACGGCATCGTTGGCGTAGTAGTAGCCGGCGGCGTCCTGCTGGCTGCCGCCGTACCAGTGGACGTGGCCGGCGCGGATGGCTTCGGGGATGACCTTCTTCTTGAACGTGACCAGCGTCGTCGAGGTGAGGGAGACGGCGGTCTTACGGACGATCAGCCCTCGGAAGGTCGGGTTCTTCATGGCGATGAGGTGCATGCGGTAGAGGCATGCGAGGCTCTTGCCGGTGCCTGCGGCGCCGACGATGCACACCTCGGAGTCGCGCGCGGCGAACAGCTGGGCGGCGGCGCCGCGGGGTTCGTACCGGACGACGGTGCTGGCGGCCACTCAGGTGCCGTCCCTGGCGCCGAGCTTCCGTGCTACCTCGGTGATGGCGGCGGCCAACTCCTCGGGTGAGGCGGGCAGGTTGAGGGTGATGCCCAGGTGGGCGCCGATGCGGTTGGGGTGGGTGAGGGTGCAGCCCTCCTCGCCGACGATACGGAGGCTGGCCAGGGTGCCGCCAGTGGCGGGTTCGGCGCGGTGCTCGCGCTGGACGTGCCGCTCCCACGGCGCTCCGCACCTCTGGCCGAACAGCTCGGCGCCGCAGCGGTAGCCGGGGATGGGCTCGCCCTCGAAGGTGTGATCGGTGACCCGCCCGGCGTGGCGCTCCAGCTCGGCGATGCGAGCACGGGCCGCAGCGAGCTGGGCCTCGGCCTCGCGGGCTCGATCGGGCCACGCGCTCATGAAGCATTGGTAGAAGTGGTCAGCGTCAGCGATGGCCTTCTCGGCTACCTGGAGGCGCTGCTCGGGGGTGGCCCGGTTCCAGCGCCAGATCCACTGGCCCGGGGTCGGCACGATCCGCTCGTCTTCGTACGGCTCCTCACCAGCCCGAAGTGCGGCGAGCTGGGCTTCGAGGGCGCGCACCTTCGCCTCGTGCCGCTCGTCGGAGCAGATCAGCGGGGTGCCCGCGGTCACCTGGTCGCGCGTACTCATGCCTGGTCTCCGTCCGGGCCGTGGCCGATGGGGATGCGGTGGGCCATGGTGACCGACCGGTCCCCGGCGACGAGCGCCTTGCCGTCAGCGTTGCGCGCGAGGACCACCACGATCACGCCGTCCATGGCGTCAACCTGGTAATGGGTCACGGTGTTCGGGTCGAGGCCGAGCGCTTCGGCTGCGGCCTTGAGCTGTGTGCGGGTGACGTAGGTGGGGAACTCGGTCATGACCTGGGCTCCTTGGGGCCGCCCGTGACATGGCAGGCCACCAGGTACAGGGCCTGCTGGTCGGTGAACCCCGCTTCGACGTAGGACACGAACACCTCGTGGACGGTGGTGGCGAGTTGGGCGATCTCGCCGAACGGGTTGTTGGGGGCTGGCTCGGTCATGGCTGGGTCTCCTGTGTTCGTTCGAGGTGGTCGCGCCCGTCCTGTTCGGCGTCGGCTGGGCGCGGGCGGAGGGGGCCGCTGATGCCGCATCGGCAGCCGAACAGGTGCGCACTGTCGGTGGGGCCGAACACGACGACGGCGTGCGCGGCGGGGGCGGTCACGTGCGGTTCCTCCAGCGGGCGCGGGCGTTGAGCAACAGTTCGAGGAGGGCGTACAGCAGCCAGGTGAGTGCGCCTGCTCCGGTGAGGATGGTGGTGAGGATGGCGCCGACGAGCAGCCAGTCGGTCACGGCTGCACCTGCCGGTCCATCAGGTGTGGGGCGCGATGGTGCTGCTCGTGGTGGGCCTGAGCTGCGGCAACGTAGGCGGCCAGCGACTGGTCGGCGGCAAGGTCGATGCGCTGCCAGCAGTCGGCGCTTGCGGGCTGCACGTAGCAGTCGATGTACGTCTCGCCGTCCCTGTCGGCGTTCACGTGGTAGTTCTGCAGGCTGAACGCGCTCACTTGGTCACCTCCGGGTCGATGAGGTCGGTGGCGTCCCGCATCACCTCGTAGTCCTCCGGCGGGTAGGCGGCACGCTGCTTCTCGGCCAGCTCGTGGGCGTGGGCGTTGAGGATGCGGTCGGCGATCTCGCGCGAGCCCCGGCCGGTGGTGAGGAACCAGCTCGCCATCACGTTCAGCAGCTCGGCGCGGGCGCTACCAGCCCGCACCGTGGCGGTCTCGGCGCGGGTCGAGGGTCGCGGTGCGGTGGCCGGGTGGTCGAAGTGGGTGAGCATGGCGTCAGCCCGCTCAGCGGCCCGAGCCGGGGTCTCCCCGGCGACCATCTCGAAGTACCGGACCAGGGTCCGGCGGACGTCCCGGCGGGCCGCAGCGGCGCACTGCGCTGCACAGTCGGCGTCGTTCACTGCTGTCCCCTGGCCCATGCCGGGCGGGAGTCCAGCTGGTACCGGATCGCATCCCCCGCCGGGTCAGCGGCGGACACGACCAGCGGGTGACTGCCCTCGGCCCACGCCCACGCGGCGGCCGCCGTCACGGTGCCGGTGCCGGTCAGCTCCACCGCAGTGGACGACTCGTCAGGGCACGGCAGCAGCAGGGCCAGCGGCGACACCCCCAGCACCTGAGCCAGCACCATCAGGTCATCGACATCCACCCGGCGCCGGCCCAGCTCGATCGATGACAGGCTGTCGATACTGATCGTCCGACCCAGCGCGGCGGCACGGGCTGCGAGCTGAGCCATCGACAGTGGCACGCGGAGGCGTCGGAGGTTGGCTGCGACCTGCTGCGCGGTGGGGCCGCGCTCGATCGGCCCTCTCGGCTTGATCCCGGAACGTTTCGTCATAGTCCGCAGGATGACGTGCGCCCGGGACAAGCCACCGGCCCGACGACCTACGTGAGTTGGGCGGGATCCACGCCGACGATCTCGTACGTCAGCCCACCCGACAATTGGGTCTTGGCCGGCTGATCCAGGCCGAGCAGCCGGCGCCTCGACTCGCCGTTGCGGCGCCGCGACTCGTCGATCTTCACGAGCCGGTCGACTGCCTTCAGGATCCAGTCGTCATCCGGGACGGTCTCGCCGCCGTCCATCGTCACGACCTTGCCCTGAGACACAGTCACGTGCTCCCGAGCGAGCACCTCCTCGACCTTGCGGTACAGGTCATCGAGGCGCACCAACTCGGCGTCGAGGCGGGCAAGCTCGAAGGCGAGCGCCTCCTCGGCAGGCTCGGTGATGATCTCCGCGAGGGCCCGCTTCACCGCAGCATGAGCGGTGGCCACGTCCACGTCGAGCTCAGTCGCGATGGCACGGTAGCTCAGCCCCTTGGAGCGGAGGCGGGCCGCTTCGGCGTCGCGCGCAACGGTGTCGGGGGTGCGGGTGAACTGGCCGTGGGTGCCGCGAAGCGTGCTGGTCGTTGCTTCGGCCATGCTGTTGGGCTGGTCGTCCATGCTGCCCCCTCTCGTCAGGTCGAGGCTAGTCAGGGCATGGGTCAGCCCCCGCAGCTGAGCGTAGCTGCGGGGGCTGAGGCACCGTCGGGGGGTTGACGGTGCAGGGGGTGCGCCACCCACTCACGTGCAGGGTGGCAGCACGCTGGGACAGCTACTTGCGGCGGACGGCGAGGACGATGACGGTGGTGACGGCTGCGATGGCGAGCAGTAGTCCGGCGATGATGTGCCACGGCTCCATGGTGCCCCCTCTGTTCGGTGAGGGGGCCATCCTGCCGTAGTGGTGGCCTGCTGGTCAGGCGATCGTCCAGTTCCCGTGGTCGTCGCGGATCATGTTGGCACCGCAGCCGGTGCACACTCCGACGGTGCGCGGGTCGTCGGGGTCGGTGGTGTCGACCGGCTGGTGGGTGAGGCAGGTTCCGGTGCGGCGGAGTCCGATGGCGAGGGCCGCCATGCTGCCGGGCTGGGGCGGGATGCCGAGGAGGTCGTGCTCCATGACGGCGATCGCCGTCGGGTTGGGGCGCGGTGGCGGTGTGCTGCGAGGCCGGCGGCGGAAGCGTGCCCGCAGGAAAGCCACCAGATCATCGGTCACCGAAGGTGCCCTGTTTCGTAGAGGCGAACGCGCTGATCGAAGGGCAGTGTGTGCTCGCCGCTCGGATAGAGCAGTTCCTTCAGGGCGACGAGCCTGATCCCGGCGTAGTCAGTGCGGCCTCGGATCTTTGCCATCGCCGACTCGACAGCGTCGATGGCTCGGGCGGCGCGTTGCAGCGCGCGCTCAGGTTCAAGGGCTGCGGGCTGGTCCATGCGGTCATCCTCTCGTAGGTGGGCCCGCCCCGGCAGGTGTCCGGGGCGGGCAGGTTGGTTATCGGTCGGCGGGGTGGCACTGGTGGCCGGGTGCTGCCCACCAGCCGCAGTGCGGGCAGATGTACGAGGCGAGGGCGGCGGTCAGGCGGCGGATCATCGGGCGCCGTCCTGGGGCCAGATGGTGCTGGTGCCGGAGCCGCGGGTGAGGGTGGTGGGCTGCGGCTCGGGCGCGGGCGCGGGCTGCTGCGGGGCGGGAGCGTTGCTGTTGATGTAGGACATGATGGCGGTCTCCTCTGTCGTGGTTGGGCGGGTGGAGGGCCCGGGGTGGCCGGCTTGCTGGCAGGCGGTGCGGCCACCCCGGGGCGGGACTACTGGCCGTTCGGGTTGGGCTCGGCGCGGCAGCTGGCGGCGTGGCCCTGGGCCCAGGCGCGGGCGTCGTCCACGACCCGGCGGATCACGTAGTCCAGGCGGGTGCCGTTTCGGGCGTCGTCGGATGTGAAGGGCTGCTTCTCGGTGCAGCCGGTGCAGGTCGCGGTGTAGACGATGTCGGGGTTGTCGGTGGGCCGGATGTGGACGTGGGCGCCGCCGGTGGTGAGGTAGCGGGCGGTTACGCCTTCGGGCCAGGCGGTTGTGGTGGGCTGCTGGGTCAGCATGGTGGTCTCCTTCGGCTGGTGGGTTAGGCGGCGTGGGTGATGATCGTCCGTGCTGGGTTGTTGGGGTCGGGCTGGCTCGCGAACCCCTTCTGGACGGGGGCGGGTTCGGTGTTGTTGGCGTTGTGACCTGCGCCAACGTTGGCAACAACGGGGGTATCAGGGGTCGGCTCTGCGGGGGAGCGAGGTGCGGGCACGTCGGTGTGGTGGACGCCGGGCCCGTTGCCGCCGCTCGTGCGGACCCCCTGCCGGACCGGGATCCCGGCCTCCGCGAGGAGCGCTCGGACGGCCTTGGTGGAGGGCTCCCAGCCGGGGTGTGAGGCGGCCAGTTCGGTGGCCAGTCGGGTGAGCAGAACGGAGCTCCCGCCGGCCGCGAGGGCGTGGGTCAGGGCGTGGGTCAGGGCGTGGGTCGGGCCGGTCTGCTGTGGGGCTTGGCTGGGCTCCTCCTCGGTCTGCCCTGCAGCATCGGGCTGCTGACCGAGGATCAGGGCAGTGACCACCCACAGGGTCAGGCCGATGCCCAGGACCGTGGCGTGGTGCCCGTGCAGCAGCGGCCATCCGACGACGGCCGCGACGACCGCACACCCGATAGCCACCAGACTCGGGTGGGTGGGGCGCTCCCCCTTGAGTGTGTCCAGGGCTTTGGCCCGGGCTTCGGGGTCTTTGAGCTCGCGGGCCTTTGCGCGGCGCTCGTCCAGGGCGGCCATGATCTCGGTGTGCTCGGCCTTCGCGTCGCGGTGCTTCGCCTTGAGCGGGGCGAGCATCCGTCGGTTGCCCCGGGCGAGGGCGGCAACGGAGATGCCCTGGAGGTAGCGGGTCATCAGGCACCCACCAGGCCGTGGAGGAACGCGGAGATGGTGATGACGGGCAGCGCGAGGAGGTTGCCGGCTGCGAGGGCGGCGGACGGCAGGGTGGCGCCGACGATGACGTCCTTCCACACGCGCGGCTTGCAGCCCCACAGGACGATCATCAGGAGCATGGAGATGGCGCCCGCGCCTGCGTTGAACTGGGCGTTCACTGCTGCGGTGAGCGAGTCCCCTACCTGCTGCGGCGCGCTGAACGTCTGCCCGGCGCCTTGGGCGAACATCCCGAATGCGAGCATCCAGTAGGCGGTGTGGCGGTCCTCGTGTACCTCGGCGAGTTTGCCCTTGCCGCGGTGGCCGACGATCAGCCAGACGGCGATCACGAGGCAGACACCGGTGGCGGTGAACTGGCCGAGCAGGGACGTCACTTCGAGCTCCAGGGGTTCAGGGGGTGGGGAAGGGCGGAGAGCAGGCCGTCGGCCTGGAGGGCGATGACCAGGCCGGATGCGACTGGGATCCGGAAGGCGAGCAGGATGGCGGTCGGGAGGCCGCGCGCGACCTCGGTCACCCGTTGGCGGCCCATGTCGCGCACCCGTAGGTCCAACCCCCAGCCAAAGACGGCCAGGAGAAGGCCGGCGTACGGGCCGCCGAGGGCGGTGACGGGGACCAGGCCAGTGACCTGGCCGAGGTAGGCGCTGATCGCGGTTAGCAGCACCCACTTGCGGAAGCGCCGGGTGCGGTCGTCCGTCCCCTTGGTCCGGGCGGACCGGCGCCGCTGCCGGCGCTTCCGTGTCTTCGCCTCTCGCTTGTCGGCGAGGGCCCGGACGCGGTGGCGCTTGGTCCGCTGCTCCGGGGTCTCCCCCGCAGCGGCCCGCCAGCGGTCCTCCTCTGCCCGGGCGCGGGCCTTGTCGAGCTCCCGCTCGCCTTCCTGGCGAGCGGCCCGCTCGTCGGGGGTTTCGGTGATGCGGGCGCCGAGCATGTCGACCAGGCCGACGAGGTCGTCGCGGTGGGTGCGCCGGCCGCGGTTCAGGTCGTTCTCGATCCGGTGCCGCTCGGCCCGCTGCTCGGCGGTCTCGCCGCGTGCGGCGAACTCGGCGTCGCGCATAGCGCGGTGACTGTCGATTAGGTCGTCGTAGGCGACCTGCTCCCGGGCGGCGCGCTGCGCCTCGGTCTCGGTCAGCAGGGTGTGGACCTGCCCGGTGACAGTGGCGGCGATGGTGGAGACCTGCTCGGGGCCCGACTTGAGCCACCAGTCGGTGAGCAGGCGTCCGGCTGGCGCCCAGAACCGCTCGGCGGCCTCATCCAGGGACGGGGTGGCCGGGTCGGCTCCACCGATTGGGGTTGGAGTGTAGATGGGCGGTTCGGTGCCGACGGTTGGGGGCTGGGTGGGCTTGGGCGGGATCACGCTGGGCTGGGTCACGGCGGGTCAGTTCCTGGCGAGGATGATCGGGAGTGCGAGCAGGGTGAGGGCGGTCCCCGCGACGGCGGCTTCGAGCAGCACGGTGCTGGCGTTCCGTGGTTCACGGATGGCGAGCAGGCCGAGCGCGAGCGCGGCGGGGATCGCCCAGAGGAGGGCGTCCATGTGAGCGCCCTTCAGCCGGCGATTCGGCTGAGCGTGCGGGTGACGGTCTCGGGCTTGACGTCGTGTCCGTGGACGCGGCGAACGGCGGCGAGGACGTGCTCGGGGTTGTCCAGGCCGGCGCGGACAGCGCGGCGGACGGTGTCCGCGATGGTCTCCCCGGGGGTGTGCGGGGCGATGTGCGACACGGTGCCTGAGCTGGTGTCCTGCTGTCCGGACATGGCACGGACAGTGTCGGGCGACACCTGGAAGCGGGCCCCGACGAGGGCGGCGCTGATCTCCTCGGCACTGGCGCCGGGCATCGTGGCGATCGCGGTACGGATGGCCGCCTCAAGTTCTGCGGACACGGGCGCGGGCTGTCCGGACGGCCTGTCCGGGTCGGGCCCGCGGTCGATGGTCGTGATCTGGGTGGCGCGGTAGTCGTCGGTCTGGCTTTCGACGCGAGCCAGCTCGCGGAGGACAGCGGCGATGGCGAGCCGGGCGTGGGCGCCGGACATCTGCTGCTCGACCCAGTGCTGGGATCGGGTGTCGAGCTCGGTGGAGTGGTGCCGCATGGTGATCGTCCACATGCCCTTGGCGAGGGCGGAGACGAGGGCGCCGATGATGCCGACGGCGTACGCCCCGTGGCCGCCGTCGAGGATGCCATGGGTGCAGACGGCGGCCATGGCGATGACGAGGGCGATGTGTCCGGCCTTGCGCGGGAGGCTGGCCTTGCGGCGGTCGTACCGGCCGAGCCACTCGGTGGCCATGCAGGTAATCCAGGCGAGGTCGAAGGTGCCGGCCGCGCTGTAGGCGATGGCGGGGTGGACAACCTGGGCGAGGAGGTCGCCGATCGAGGCGGAGGACCAGGCGATGCTGCCGACGATGGTGAGCGCCG